ATCGCCCGAACCGCCAAGAAGAACGGGATGTGATTACTTGTCCCCGCGGACCCGGACGAACACCGGGTGGCGGAGGGAACCGTTCGGGGTCTTCATCTGAAAATCTACCTCGGCGGTCTGGCCGATGAGCTGAGAGCGGTCGGCGAGCAGGGCGGTCCGGGTGGCGTTATCCATGCCGGTGCCGACATTGACCAGGCGGCGTCCGCAGCGCACGACGATATGGCCAGCCATCCCGGAGCACTTGCCCGTGCCTTCGACCACGTCCACGATCTCCGCGTCAGTGGTGTCGGCGTCCTTGACCTTGAGCCAAGCCCTGGAGCGGAGGCCGTGGGAGTAGGGGGCGGTGGTGTCCTTGACCATGGCACCTTCAAAGCCCTCGGAGGTAAAGCGGACAAAGGCTTCCTCTGGGGTGCAGGAGACGCTAGGGATGAGCAGGAGGGACGTAGGGTAGGACTGAGCGAACAAAGCCTCCAGCGAGGCACGGCGGGTGCTGTAATCGCCCTCCACGGAGGGAAGGTCGAACAGCCAGACGCGGGCATCGTCGGCGGACTGTTCCGAGCGCAGGGCACCGACCGAGGTGAAGAAGGACTTGCCGGACACGGCCTCGCCGTCGAGCAGCCAGACGCCGTCCTTGCCAGCCAGGAGGTCGAGGACCTCGTCGGCCAGATGGTCGAGGGAGGGCATCGGGTTTCCGTTGCGCGTCTCGAAGCGCACGACGCGGCGGGATAGGTCCGCAGTGATCAGGACGCGGAGGCCGTCGACCTTGGGCTCGCAGACATAGGACGCAGGCGTCTCGCCAGCATACAGGCGGGCCAGCATAGGCCCACGGCGAACCTTGGGTGAACGGCGCTTGGGCTGACGCGGTACCGCATCCTTGAAGATGGCGAAGAAGGCGGCAAGTACTGGGTCCTGTTGGCAGAGCATCGGTGGAACTCCTGAAGCAAAAGCCTAGCCCCCTGCCCCGTCAAGCCCCTTTCCCTACCAAAGCGGGCAAAGATACAATGGGCACGAAGAGCATTAGGCACATCTGCGAGTCTACCCTCGCCACCTACCTATCCACCCAGACCGGGCTGACCTCCGTGGCCTTCCTGACGGGCGACAGCGCCGCGACCCAGACCCTGCCCAAGGCCGTGGTCCTCTGCGAGTCCGCCCGCTCCCCTGCCGACCTCCCCGAAGGCGAAGGCAACTTCAGCTGCTCGGTCCGCATCACCCTCTTCTCGAACGCCGACGACACGACCCTCGCCGATCACCGCGCCCGCTGCGCCGCCCTGTCCGGCAATATGCGAGACCTGACCAGCATCAAGGCGGCCTTCGTCACATCGACCGACGCGGCCTGTTACGACGTCACGATGCAGTCCGAAGACGAAGGCATCGACGAGCGCTCCTGGGCGACTTCCTTCTCGTTTGACGTGCTGGTGGTCCTGCCTGCCTGACCTAATTCCAAAGCCTGCAATTACAAATGGCCGCCATCTCCACCGGAACAACCTGCGTCTACGGTATCGCGGGCACTGTCACCAACCTCTTCGTCCAGAGCTACAGCCTCTCGTCCTCCTTCAACGCGGACGCCACGGTGGTCGACGAGACGGGCATCACCAAGACCCACCGCATGGATGACCGCAAGAGCGAGATCACGGTCGAAGGCATTGCCAAGACCTCGACGATGCCGGTTCTCGGCGCCACCCTTGCTTTCACGGTCAACACCGCTTCCGCCTATCCGGCTGGCTCTGCTTCGGTTTCCTTCTCCGGCGTGATTACCAAGATTGACGATAAGGGCTCTAACAAGGGCTTCACCTCGGTCACGATCACGGCGGTCGATTACGAAGGCATCACCCTTTAATTGACACCCTCGAAAAGGGGGCAGTCTAAAGGATAGTGGACCGCCGCTTCCTCAACGCCTACGTCGACCCGGCTCCCCTCAAAGGGTTTCTGGGTCGAACTCTTTACCCATGGTGTCTTAAGTATCGGGTGCGACTGATGGCCTTCGACTCCCCGCTGGTCACCGGCTCCCGCGGCATCACCCCTGCGGACCTTATCTTCGCCTGCCAAGTGTGCGCCGAAGAGCCTCTAGGCGACATCGGCTGGCGTGACAAGCTGCGCATCCTAAACCTTCAGCGCCGCCCTGCTAAGTTTGCCAAGCTGTTAGAAGCCTTCGCCGGTTATATCCTCGTCCAAGACTGGCCCAAGTTCTGGGAGCAGACTAAGACCAAGTCAGGGGGCGGCGACAAGGGGGTGCCTTGGCCGCTGTCCATCGTGGCCAACCTGATTGCGTCTGGCATCCCAGAGCAGCGGGCGTGGGAGATGCCGGAGTGTCAGGCCATCTGGCTTAACTCCGCCCTGGCTATCCGCAAGGGTGCGGACGTGGCGATCATGTCGCCCGAGGAGGAAGCCTTCATGGCTGAGGAGGAAGCCAAGGAGGCCGCCGCGGATGCTTCCAATCCTGCAAAGGAAAGCACCCCCTGACATGGCCCAAGACCTGACAGTCAACATCAAGACGACCTCCGAAGTCCCGCAGGCGATGGACAAGGCCAAGGCCGCCACCGTGTCCTTTGGCAAACAGGTCGAGGACATCCAGAAGAAGTTCAGCACGGCGTTCAAGGACATCGCGCTTTCTTTTGTCGCACCTATAGTCCTCCTAAACTCGGCTATCAATTACATCGGCGCAGCGATTGAAAAAAGAAAGGCCGACATCAAGGAGGCTTACGACTTCGCCTTGAAGGCAGAATCTAAGTATCTCAGCGCCGAAGCGATTTATCTGGCGAAGCAAAGAAACGCCCGGGAAACGGACGCAAAAGAAAAGCAGTTAGCCGAAAAGGCGGAGACTGAAGAGTTTACCAAACTCCTTGAGCAAGAGGGGATGCGCGACAAGGTGGCCAGAGAAATCGGCGGCTTCCGCGGTTTCCGAATCTTTGCCGGCTTGGATGCTAACTCCGCTGAAGCCCTGGCTGGAGATGAAGACGTCAAGGAAGTCCTCAGGAAGATGCTGGCTCCTGCGCTTGCGGAGGATGCGGTAAAGGAGCCGCCTAAGGACACGACAGCACGCTCTGCTAATTTCTCAGGACCTGAAGGCTTTGGCAACGTGATCGGCGTCGGGGCAAATCCTGTCATTGAAGCTATGAACGCCCAATACGAAGAGCTTCAAAAACAGACCCAACTGCTTTCTGACATCAGAGACTTTTACGGAGTATCTCTTCCGCCAGACTTTACAAAAACCCCAACAACCTAACTTATAACCATGGGACGCGTAGAAACAGGTAACGACCTAGTCACAGGCATTCTTCAGCCTGGATGGAAGGTAAACTATGACGGCTACGGCCTCATGACTTGCACCGCGACTTACAAGTCCGACAGGTTCGGGTCGTTCTCCTACATCGAGCGCGGCAGCTCTTTCGGCGAAATTGGCTTCACAAATCTCAAGGCGCATAAATCCAGCATCTCTTTTGACTCCCTTGGCATCGCCACGGCGACCGTTGACTACGTAGGCATCGAGACCAGTTATAACAGCGGACTTCGCACTGACCCACAGGTCAGCGGATCGCAGGGTCTGACTTCGGAGAACATCACGACCCACCCTAACTTCTTTGAGTCTGGCGCAGGCTTCACAGGTGCCCCGATTGCGGGAGTCGGAACGGGCACGCTGGCCGCCCCGGTGTATCCTTCGGTTGCAGGAACAAACCCGGTTGAATATACAGGAAACAATGGCGCAACCTTCGAGCTGACCACTGGCCGCAAGTTCCTCGGTTTCAAAAAGGCAGAGTTCAAGGACTTCTACGGCAAGACGAATTACCTCGCCCCGCAGACATCGTTCTCGGGTCAGTTCTACACTACTCAATCTGCTACCGTCCAAGGCATGATCGCGCGCGTCGGCAAGACCTCCGGTGACGGGTCTTTCCTTTCCATCGACTTACTGCCCGCCTACATGGGCTCGTCTTTCACCGTCAGCGGTAAGAACCAACTGCTGTTGGCTCAGGTCAATGCCGAGGACTATGGCAGTCTTTACAAGGTGCAGTATGAAATCCGTTATAACCGGGAAGGCTACGTCGCGTCTGTCTACGCTAACGCCTGATGAAGATTCAACCAGGAGTCGGCTATAACTTCGACTCGTCCAGCAAGGGCTTCACGCTAGATATTTCTGATTCGTTTCCGAGTCGGGACGGCGTGGTCTCAGGCCACCCCTTCAAAATTGTCAACGTCGCCCTGCGGACTTCGGGCGGCGCAACAACGGTGACATATCAGGTCCAGTCGGGCACCCTTAACAACCTTGTGCCACTGCTCGACGACTACGCCAGCGGGACCACCGTAAAACTTGACCGCACGACCGCTGGGGTAGCAAACCCTCCGACGGCGGAAATCGTGACGGCCTTTTACGACGCCACGACGAAGACCTCTTACATCACGCTGCGGGCTGGGCCCAAGACTGCGGCTCCTTACACCTACCCAGACACGGACGATACCAGCAATCAGTATCCGGTCATCATCAGCGGAAACACCTTCCCTGTGACCCCCGACAGCGACACCTGGGGTTACCTCGTCATCGGCACGATCACCGTGGACAGCATCACGACTCCGACGACTTTCACGGTAAACCAGAACGTCAGCGGCTCCCTTTGGGCTGACCGCATCAAGCTAGGTACGACCACGGCCAAGTACTACTACGCCCGCATCTGATGGGCTACATCATCGGAGTAGACAGCGAGACCCGGACATGGGTATCCACGCGCCGAG